AACCTGATTTATTACCAATTTCTTCATTTTGTTTAAGACCAAGAGACTGGTCAGTTCCAACAGGCTCATCGTGACCTGTATCTGGATTGAGATAGTAATAAACTCCCGTAGCTTTGTGTTTCTTTACTGAAACTGTCTTCCCTGCCAATCTACCCGTCTTTACATAAACCGTATGCGGTCCTTCTAACTCACTACTCTTAAACGTTGTTTCATTTTGTTGTGGTGGTTGTGTAGGTTGACTATCTCGAATGAACGCTCTTACTCCACCGTCGTAATGTCTTTGAACTCCTTGAATTATTTGAAGGTCGGTCATGTCGTCTATATCAGATTCATCCTCAACCTCTCTCCACTGACAATCCTTGACCCACTCTCTCATCTGTTTTATTACTTCTGGATTTTCAGTGGCAAATCTAGCCCATGAATCTGCTATAGATTTAGCATTCGCAGCATTGGATTCTTTTAATTCCTCATTGACTACTTCTTCTATTACATTTTTAATTTCTGATAGATTCATATTTTTATTCGGTTATACCACCATAATCATCGGGATATTTTTTCTTTAATTTAGCTTTCAACATTTCATTCCAAAGTTTCATTTTTTCTTCTCTTTGAATCCAATATTGACTCAAATATTTATGCTCACCATTCACTACGTCTTTGTCAAACTTAAATTCTCCACCTAAATCAGGACCAATATAAGTAAGACTATTTGGGTCTGCTATACCATATCTAGCTCGTACAAATATATCCTTGAACCATACATCAGAATCTTTATAAAATGGAGGCGAATCCATATCAAATTTTTTAGAAAAAAGAGTAGATAGTATTTTAGGTCTTTGTATATGTGGATGTTCTTTTCTACTAGAAGATTTTATATGAGGCGGCGCATCAGGAAGACCTTTTCTAAACGGAAGTGTTAATTGTTTAGGTTTACTACTTCTTCTTTTTGATGAACTTCCCGTAGATTTTTCAATTCCTTTTAAAGGCAAATCTAGCTGTTTTGTTTTATGAAACTCATCTGATGAACTCGTCTGACCCCATATTTTGCGTATCAAATCTTTAAGCTTTGATTTAGGCAAAGATATTTCGTTGATTACAATGTCGTCTGATTCAATCATACATACGGTTTTAGTCTGGCAATAGTTTCAGAAGCAGTCTTATGAAGTATCCCAATACCTCCTTTTTTATCCCACTCTTGTATTACCACTGGTGTATCATCTATAATTATGTCTCCCGGCTTGGAATAGTGTCGTTTTCTATGCTTATTCTCAACCAAGATGATATCACTTTCACGCAATGATGGTATGTTATGACGTAACCACGCAGTCTTTCCGTGTGTAGTTTGTCTGTCTATCTTATCTGATTTTCCCAAAGCACTTAGTATTTTTACTCTTAGAAAGTTAGAAGTGACGTATTGCCACATTTCTTTTCCACCAGCCATCCACTCTAATTCTGCAAAAAATCTACCTTTTCCGTATGCTTCTATAGCAGCCCATAGTTCTGGGTCTGAAACATTATCAGAACTCATTCCTGTTAATTTATAGAATCCTCCGTCGAAATCCGCCAAAACACCGTCCATGTCAACATAAACCGTCCTATTATAATCTTTTGTATTTTCCATATTGGTATAAATAGAGTTTAACAATTAAAACAACTTGCCAGTTTTAAAAGTTTGTGTACAATTGTACTGCTTTCACTTAGTACACTAAGTTTCTAGGTACAGTTATAAACTTTAAAAGGTACTAAGTAATAAGAAGTACACAGTGTACACTGATCTGAAATTTAGGCAATAATTTTAACTTTGGAGTGTTTTAGAATTTGTTGGGCAAGGTCGGAAACGAAGTCGGGATATTCTTTTGAGTCAAGTTCAGTCCAGCAGGATTCTTTTGACCCACTATCTACTTGGCCGTAATCGGGTCCGGCACTCACATGCTCCATATTATCATCATCGTAAGGAATGAATATGGGAACATCTTTGTTCTTTTTATGTTTCATATCTCACAGAAATAAATATCTTTCTGTGAGCAGGTACCATTTTATTAGTGTAGATATTAGATAATAAATTTCAGCGATTTGAGAAAAACAAAACTACCATTATAGAAAACTTTTTGAGTTGTACACTTCCGTACCTTTAACATCAGGACCATTGTAAAAATATTCGCCGGGATTAAAAGCTTCAAAGACATGTTCAGCTTTTACAATAAATCTCATCACATGATAAAGCTCTTCATGCACAGCAGTTTGATGGTCCGAATGTTCTATTGCAAATTTTTTGCTTCTTGTGACGTAATCATTTTCTTTCAAGTTATTATCTGTTGCAATCATGGCACGAAAGATTTCAACCGTCTTGTATTGGTAGCCAGTTTGCGCCAGTGACTTGCCACGTTCAGTTTCTCGTCCTTCTGTCTTGATTTCCGTATCATCCCAAGGGCCCCAATTGCCAGTGCGATTCGTAACTCTGATTACATCCATATGTTTGTATTTTTTATAGACTTTCGTTTTGAATAAACTTTCATACACTGCTTTTGGCCACATCTTATCCATTACAGGGTCAAAAATTTCATCGCCAACTTCAACCCAAGCGTGGTCTAACTCTGGATGACCAGCGCCAAATGGATTGGTGAGTCTGCCATGAACAAGAACAGCATCGTGGTGTTGTGAGACATAACGACCTGAAAGTTCGTAACACAAACCCAACCTTGAATTTGGCTTTTTAGATTCCATAATATCAGACGGGTCATACAAAGTTCTCATACCCCTTGATTGTCCCTCTCCATCAGGACACCAAATCACCGTTCGTTTGGTATCTTCGCCGTGTCTTTTCAACCAACGGATTTGTTCGGGCGTTAATCCTTGACCTTTATACCCATTCACCAAATACTCTTTATGGTCTGTTACGCCACGCAACCATCCATGTTTAAACAACATATTTTCTACTTCGGAGGTTGAATTAAGTGGAATATTTAATGAGTCATATTCCGCTTTTGTAAGTTTCCAATCTTTTACCATTTGTTTTAAAACTTCTATAGCCGTAAGTTCGTGAGAGTGATGAGCTTCAATTCCTTTTCCTTGTGGACTAATCCAATGACCGTAACAATCCTTTTGGGTGTATGATTCTTCTATTATTTTTTTTAGTTTAATCATGACCATTCCCTCTTTTCGTCGTGGATATCCCAAGCTCTACGAACGCCTATTCTATAAGCTTCTTGTTTTGATTCCATCATTGTCATTGATGTAGATAAAATTACCCTACCATCTTTCCACACCATACAATCATACCAATTAACCCCCATATCTTTAGCTACTACCGATGTAGTTACCTTGTACCCCTTTGGTGGTTTAGTTCTATCATATGCTATAGACTCTATTAGGTTTTTTAACTTAATCATAATAAATCAATATCTCTTTGTGTCACCGCATCTTTTAGTTCCCAACGATTTTCAATGGCGAAGTTTTTTAGATTTCTTAGTTGAAGGTTGGTTAGTGGTTTTGATGGTGAATAATCAAAATACAATGGTCCATTAACTATCTCCTTGGTAAGTTTTATGTATCCCAAAGCAAAAGCAGCATCATAAACATCTTCTTCTTCCGCTATTGAACCGTCTTGTTTAATTGGAAATCCATCTTCGTCATGATAAAATTCAGTTTCGACATTATCGGTAAACCAAGGAATGTGGTCGCCAATATCTTCCGTTATATTTCCATTAGGAAGCATCCAAAAATTATGAGCACCCATTATCTCCATCAATTTAATCATATTCAATAAATATAGTAAAAAGGCCCCAACCTTTCGGATGGAGCCTCTTTATTGTGTCCAGTCAACTTGCGTCAGTCTTAGGCGTTAGGGAAACTAGCTCCTGTTGGCAAGATATTGAAGTCAAGGACGATGAATTCCGCCGTCTTTGTTGGCTTCAAGTAAATCTGGCCGTATAGGATGTTCTGGTCGATAATATCTGGAGTGTTGTTAGTCTCATCCATCTTCACGAAGAAGGCGTATAGACCAGCACGCTGTTGAACTGATTCCAAATATGGGTTTACAATGCTCAAGAATTTGTTTCTTGTGGCAGCAACGTTTTGTTCGAATACCAAGTATTTCGCGGTTGAGGCGAAGTATTTCTTAATAGTAATCAACAATCTACGAACGTTGATACGGTCGAGAGCTGATGATTGGTTCTGTAGAGTCTTCTGACCCCAAACTACGATACCTGAACTTGGGAACGCTGCGATAGGGTTAACCTTACCTTCGTATAGAGTATCACGTTCTTGGTGTGTAGTTCTATCCGTTACCTGAATAGCGATAGGAATACCACCACGATTTAGACCTGCTGGTGCGAACCATTCAGCCGCCACCTTGTCGTTAGCAGCATAAACTGCTGGCAACACGACGGAAGGAGGAACGGTGATAATCTTGTTATTAAACGTATCAAGGATTTTAACCCAAGGATAGTAAGCAGCTGCGTAGTTTGTATCATACTCAGCGGCGTAAGAAACCACTTGGTCAATCTGACCGCTGGAAGGATTACCACTATCAGAATACAAATCCATGATGTAGAAACAATCACCACGAGCTTCACACATATCAACAATACCATTGGTGATGTATGGGTGATGTTGGTGCATAATACCCGGCACTACGATTAGGTTGATATCAAACTCATCGGCATTGCCAAGAGCAGCAATACACTGTTGATAACCAATCGAACCAGCGGATGTGACGTTTGTGCAATCCAATCCCTGAGTGTTACCCGGAGTAATATCGCCACCAACATTGATTGGGATGGCTGGGCTTTGTCCGTCGAAACCTTGCTGGAATCCAAAGACAAACTTTCTCATCTTGATGTAAGTATTTTCATTAACAGAATCATACTGAGTTGGGATTGCGTTACTACCACTTATGTAGGAACCTGTTCCAACGTTGTATATTTCGTAATCGTCATCCAATGCGAATACAACATTTCTTCCGATACTGTTGTAAGTTCCACCAGATGAATTAAATGATGGAAGTGGAGCGAAATACTGCTTGTTGTCGGCAGAAGCACCCACACCCGTCGCCGTTTGTGGATATAGACCAAACAATTCAGCATCAGCACCCGTAGGAGCGTCATCGAATGTGATACCTGATGGGAACTTACCCGGAGACAATCCGTAAACAGATGCCTTCGTGTATTTCATCGTAGGAGTCCAAGAACCCATAGAACCATTGGTTGGCGTTGTAAATGCTGAGAAACCGTATGGGATAGCACTTACTGGGTAATTGTTCTGTGTCATTTCAATACGAATGTTTTGACTATTATTTGGATATGTTCCAAACTCAAGAATCTTGCCATTGAAATTGATGTAATTGTATCTATCACCAATTCTACGAGCAATAAAGTTCGAAGAATCTGGGTCAAGATTCAAATTGTTATATTGTTCAACGATTACTGGACGTTTGTCCGTGTCGCTGTATTTACGAACGGTTAATGTGAATGTACCCCAATCACTACCTGCGACGTGGCCCGCTAGTTTTACATTTTCGACTTGAACCTTGAACATTGTGTTCGTATTAGTACCGTCACTTAGGGTTAGAACTCTGAACAATTCAAATCTTGTTGGAACTGTTGAACCAGACTGCCAAGGAGCAATCTTTTGTGATACGACCCAAGGTGTTGCTGCATTCGTAATTGAGAATGCGCTGTCACCATTAGCCAAATCGGTTGAATAAGCATCCGTGAAGTTCATCGGTTGACCGGAGAACGAAGATGTAGGAAGAGCAGAACCGTAAACTCCCCACGTTTCTTTTTCACTGGAAATTTCCGAAATAGCGTTTTCGTAAACTTTATACAAATACGCCGCTTCAATTTTCTGACCAGATACTTGTGTCGCTGGGTTGCCTGCTACAGGGTCATTACCAAACACGTTGGTAATATAGCTTGTGCTATTACTATCCAATGAGAATTGATAGACACCATAAGGAGTCACGCTGTCG